CGGAAGGACTCGAACCCTCGACCTAGTGATTAGAAGTCACTTGCTCTATCCAGCTGAGCTACGGAACCATCAAAAACAAATTAAACTTGTACTGGAATCTCCTTAGTTACTGTATACATTTTTTTGATGATATTGTCAACATCTTTTTCGGTTAACCAGCCTTTTACTGTATCACCGTCAGCAGTAATGCCTGGCAGTTCAACTCGATTTACATCATCAAACACTGCAATTTCATACAAGCCTTGTTTGTTGCCATACGACAGTTCATTCTGTACAATGCTGAGATCATACTTGCCGCCAAACCGTAGTATAACTTGAACACCGTTCGGCGACCGTGTTTCCATCATTTTAAAGTCTGCTAATTTTAAATTCATAGCATCACCTTTACAAAAATATTGATAATGTTTGCTACCAGTAAAAGCAAGGTAATTGCTCCCACTGTGTTTGACATGATATTTAGTGTGCGCTCTGGAGTCATTACGCTGCCTCTGCTGTACATACATAAGGTTTGTTCCACTGACCAACATTGATATCCAAGTAGTAAGCAATATCAAAATAGTCAATCTGTGCATTGGTATTGTTATACCAGCCAGTGCCTTTCATTGCGGCAATAAGTTCTTCTAAGAACTCTTGTGCTTCGCCGTAGTGTTCAGGATAGTAAGTGTTAACTTGAACATATCCGTCATTAGGATAATAACGTTGATTGCGGCGTTCAGCAATCTCACGATTCTTTTCGTTTGCCATACCAATGAAATCAGCAACACCCTCTTTGATGTTTACAACCAGTGTGCTGTGATTGTTAACTGCAATTGAACCTTTGTAGCCATATTTTTTCAGCACTGCTTTGATACCTGGTGCAAGTGCCTTTTTCTTCTCTTGGTTCATATAAGCCATTTCTCACTCCTGTTTTCTCAACTTACATATACACTGTACACTCAAGACGTCTTGATGTCAACCAAAAAAACGTCTTTTTCAAAAAAAGATTATCCCCAATCTTTGAAGTCACCTGCTTCTTCATTGTCATTGTAGCCTTTGGTATAGGCAGTGATTTCAGCAGCCGTCATGAGTTCCAATGGAATGCGCTCACTTTGCATGCTAGCACCAGTGTAATAGTGTGGATTATAACCACGACGATAGTAGCTGTCAGCACCTCCACGATCATAAGGTCCACCGTGGCGTTGATCATAGTTTACTGTGTCTGTCATTATGCAGCCTCCTCTTTACAGATGTTTTCAATGTGGCGTTCAATGCGCTGGTCTGTCCAGTTATGGAAGTCCAAGCTACGAGCATAGCTCTTGCTGATACGATCAGCAGTGAGATAATACGCACTTTCTTCAAGTTCAATGCGATTGAACTCTGCAAGTGTGCCACTGGGAACACGCTGGTTCCAGTACTCGGTTTCGTCAGGATGAGGCATTGAGCCCATCCAACAGCCAGGCTGCTTGCTGAATTCTTCAGCCTCAGCACGTTGAGCCATGATGTAATCTACAAGAGCCTTTTCCATAACCTTCTCCTTACGCAAACAAGGGTTTCATAGTTGAGTAAATTGTGTTGTAAGCATTAACTTCTGCTTCATAGTATTCGTAGAAGTCGCTGTCATCTTCAAAACGTGGAGAACCACTAGCATGTTCTTCCCAAACACGATCCATTGCCATCATGCCTTCCAGCATGTCTCCACGTCCGTATGTGGTCATTACTTTTTGAGCATCCTCAAAAGTAGTTTCAAACTTGTAAAAACTAGGGATTCTAAACATTGCATCACTCCGTCTTTCTCAACTTACATATACAATATAGCAAGACTTCTTGGTTTTGTCAACCTTTTTGTGCAACTTTTTTTAAATTATTTGTATTTTTTCGTGACCCACACGAACTTGTGGATCTACATATATGTCAATACCCAACTGTTTGGCATCCAAACACCATGCAACATCTTCACTGCACATTTCATAGTAGTCTCCCACTTTGATTTTTCGTGGAGCAAACCATGGATATTGCATGCGTTCAAACACACCACGTTTTACCAATACCCATCCAAAACCAATGTAGTCTGCACGAAAAGCAAATTTGCGTTTGCTCATGTCGTCTGTGGTGATAAAGTTGTAGTAGCCGTTTTCTACAAAGTGTTGATCCTGCATGTTTTCCACAACAGGAGTTGTGCCTCCTGGTTGACTGTACCATCCGCTGGCAACATCGCAATCCATGCTCAACAATTTGGTAAAATGTTCTACAGTGAAAACAATGTCGCTGTCAATCCACATCATATAGTCATAGTGCATGTCACCAAAAGGTTTTTGATTGGGACCTTTTTTCACATCTGCACCTGCTACTTTGCAACGAGCAAAGTTAACCATGCTACTGTAGTTTTGACTCATAATAGGTTGGTGTCCATTTTGCAAACACCAAGTCCACACAGTCATAAAGTTTTCTAGAAATTCTCCGCTGTAGCTGTTGCCAGGCAAACAAAAAACTATTCTCATAGACTCACATCCTCTAGTCCTGCGGCACGTAGTTTCACTACATTGTTGATTTGAAACTGTTTGGCATCCAATGCTTTTACCAGTCCCATGTATTTGTTGCGCACCAATGCAACTTCATTGATGATGTGTTGCTGATCAATCACTTCTTGTTCGCCGTCAGCATAACGCTCAGCATCTCGACTGCTCAATGCTTTGTTGTATCCTTCTAGATATTTGCGATAGTGTTTGTTGCGAATTTTGCGCATCTCAATATTGAGATACTCTAGTATAGCTTCAATTTCCTGCAATTGATTAAAACGATGTTCAACTATACCAGGCATGTCTCGACTGTTTTTTTCTACACTGCCTTTGAGGCTGGTGTCCAGTCTTGCTTCAGCAAGTTCTTTTTCAAAGTAATCAATTGCAGGAACAATGTTAGCTATGTCTTTGCGTATTTCACTAAACCAGCTCATTTACCAATCATCATATTCATCTGAGTCCTCATCAATGTCGTCATATGCATCTTCATAATAACTGTCTCTGAGAACTCTGTCAAGTGTTGAATCAAAACCAAACCATTCATCACCAACTTCGCTCAAATCACAAATGCCTTCGTTTACTACTGCTAGAAACTTTTCGCATGCGATTTCACGATCTTTAGCGGCAATGTAAGGTTTCATAGATAGCCACATATCTACATACGTGGCTATTTCGTTGTCATTCATTTTCATAGGCTGCTTCTTCCTCAGGTAAGATATCTTGTTCGATATTTTCGTTCTCGATATTTACCTCCGGAAGGTCTTTTTGTCCCCACTCGCTCATAATGAGATCTAGACACCCATCATCATTGCGTTCCCATGCTTTGCGGAATTGTGTAAGAACTTCGCCTGTCACAGGGCTTACATATTCCAAACGATTACCAGTCTTCTTGAGTAATTCAATTTTTTCACACAAGTCAACAAATCCACTGTAGGGATTCATGCCTGTTTCATATGGAATTTTAATCTGTACACTTTCAAAAGGTTTAGCAAAACGTGTTTTCATTACTTTACATGCAGCTCTGATACCACGTACTTCGCTGATCTTGTTGCCTTCTTCATCCTCTTTGAGTTTGAGTTTGCGCATAGCAACAACAATACTTGATGCATAGATAAAGCCTTGGCCACCTGAAATCTTATCATCTGGGTCAAACATATCTTGTGAAGCATATGTGTGGTTGGTTGCTACCAATCCAACATTGTAATCACCAAACATGTTTACACAGTTGCGAACCAGTGCTGTGAGTGCTTTGGGTTTGCGTCCCAAGTCACCTTTCATATCACCCTTTTGGAACTGATCAATATCAGTGGGTGTTAGCATCATGCCCAAACTGTCAATCACAAACAGTACTTTTGGACGATCTTCTTCTTCTTTGTCAGCGAACTGTGCTTTGTAGTCTTTCATAAATTCGCTGATAATCTTTGCAACTTCATCAATCATTGCTACGTTGAGTTTGAGCAGTTTATCTTCGCTGGTGTCAACATCCAATGCTTTGAGCCATGCTTCGTCCAATGCGTTTTCACTGTCAATGAGAACACAAAAGATACCTTGCTTTTGTGCTTCTCTGATCAAGTTGCCACTGCAAATAAAACTTTTGCCAGCGCCACTTTCTCCTGCAAACACTGTGACTTTGCCTAAAGGTACACCTTTGTTGAAATCACCGCTGATCAATTTGTTTAGTGTGTAATTACCTGTTGAGATCCATGTGTCAGGATCTCTAAATCCGCTACTGAGCCCAGGTACGCTCTTAGTAATACTTTTGCGGAATTTACTTACGTCAAAAGGTTTTGCCATTATTATCTCCAAG